GCATTGAGACCAAACCAATTCTGTAACTTATGTGAGGTAAATGTTTCTGACATTGAATCACAAGAAGACTTAAATGCTCGTGTTAAAGCTGCAGCGTTCATTGGAACACTTCAAGCGGGTTACACTGACTTCCATTACTTAAGAGACATTTGGAGAAGAACAACTGAGAAAGACGCGTTGATTGGTGTATCCATGACAGGTATTGGTTCAGGAGTGGTTTTAGGTTACAACATGAAAGAAGCTGCAAAGGCGGTTAAAGAAGAAAACGCAAGAGTTGCTGAATTGATTGGTGTTAACAAATCAGCTCGTATGACAACTGTAAAACCTGCGGGAACAACTTCATTGACTTTGGGAACATCATCAGGTATTCACGCTTGGCACAACGACTACTACATCCGTAGAGTCCGTGTTGGTAAGAATGAAGCAATCTACAATTACTTAGTAACAAATCACCCTGAATTGGTTGAAGATGAATTCTTCCGTCCACATGATACAGCGGTTATTTCGGTTCCACAAAAAGCACCTGAAGGAGCTATCTTAAGAACTGAAAGTCCTTTCCAATTATTAGAACGTGTTAAAAAAATTACACAAGAATGGGTTAGACCTGGTCATAGAACTGGTTCAAACAGTCACAACGTATCGGCAACTATCAGTTTAAAGGCTGAAGATTGGGAATTAGCTGGTGATTGGATGTGGGAAAATAGAGACTTCTATAATGGATTATCTGTATTACCTTATGATGGTGGAAGTTACATTCAAGCACCATTTGAAGATTGTACTGAAGAAGAATTTGAAAGATTATTTTCAAAACTTCACTCAATTGACTTAAGTAAAGTTATTGAGTTACAAGACAACACTGATTTGAGTGGCGAACTAGCGTGTGCTGGTGGTGCTTGCGAAATCAAATAAATAAATTAATTAAACAAAATAAAAGGAATGTGTATAAATTACATGTTCCTTTTTTATTTATAAAATGTTATGATAACAAATTCCAAAGATTGGATATTCCAAGAATATATTAAACAGACCATGTTATCCAAACATAACGCTAAAGATTTTTATTTTGATGAAAATGGTAAAATGGTTATGACTGAATCATATCACATTAAAAGAGGTAGTTGTTGTGGTAATGGATGTAGGCATTGCCCGTATTCACCAGTTCACAAAAAAGGAAATACCACTATATTTATAAACAATGGCTAATGGTGTTACATATGGTTTAAATTTTCCCTTCAGAGATTCTAGAAGAGGTGATTATTTGGAGTTAACTGAATTTCAGGCACAAGAAATTAAGGCTGACCTAATTCACTTATTGTTAACAAGAAAAGGGTCAAGATATTTTTTACCAGCTTTTGGTACAAGATTATATGAATTTCTTTTTGAACCATTTGACGGATTAACGTTTAATGCAATTGAATCTGACATTAGAGATGCAATTGAAAACTTTATGCCAAACTTATTGGTTAATAGTTTAAGTATTACGCCAGCTGACCCACAAGAAGAAATTGACATTGCAACGGGACAAAATACGGTTGGAAGTAGTGAATCATCAGTATATAGATTTCCAGGTAAAGGGACTTCAGAATATACTGCAAAAATAAGAATTGATTACTCAACCAATGGTTCAACATTTGGTCAGAGTGATTTTGTAATTATCAATATTTAAATAAGATGGCAAATAATAGAATATCATATACAAGTAGAGATTATCAGTCAATAAGAACTGAACTCTTAAATTACGCCAAAACATATTATCCTGATTTGATTCAGGATTTCAACGATGCATCGGTATTCTCAGTATTCATTGATTTAAATGCCGCGGTGGCGGATAACTTACACTATAACATTGATAGAAGTATTCAAGAAACTGTTTTACAGTATGCACAACAAAGGTCTTCAATTTATAACATTGCAAGAACTTATGGGTTAAAATTGCCAGGTCAAAGACCGTCAGTATCGTTAGTTGATTTTTCAATTACGGTTCCTGCGTTTGGTGACAAAGAAGATGAAAGATATCTTGGAACTCTATCAAGAGGGTCTCAAGTTGTCGGTGCAGGTATTGTATTTGAGAATGTATATGATATTGATTTTGCTTCACCATACAACGCTCAAGGATTTCCAAACAGATTAAAAATACCAAATTTTAACGCCAACAATGTGTTAATTAACTACACAATTACAAAAAGAGAACTTGTTGTTAATGGTATTACAAAAGTCTTTAAAAGAGTAATTGGGGCTAATGATGTTAAGCCGTTCTTTGAATTATTTTTACCTGAAAAAAATGTGTTGGGCATTACAAGTGTTTTGTTAAAAAATGGAACTAACTATACAAACGTACCAACAACTGCCGAGTTTTTAGGTTTAGATAATAGATGGTATGAAGTAGACGCATTGGCGGAAGACAGAGTATTTGTTGAAGACCCTACAAAGGTATCTGACCAACCTGGTATTAAAGTTGGTAGGTATATTCAAACACAAGATAGGTTTATTACTGAATATACACCTGAAGGTTTTAAAAAGATGACATTTGGTGGCGGAACAAATACCGCTCAAGACCAATTGAATCAATTCACAACTTTAGGGGCGACATTAGATTTACAAAGATACTCAAATAACCTTTCATTAGGTGCGACATTAACTCCAAACTCAACGTTGTTTATTCAATATAGAGTTGGTGGAGGTTTGGCGACAAACTTAGGTACAAATGTAATTAACTCTATTGGTACCGTATCATTCTTTGTTAATGGTCCTTCAGAGACAACAAACTCATCAGTAGTTAACTCATTAAGCTGTGTTAACGTAACTGCGGCGGTTGGTGGGGCAGGTATTCCTTCATTAGAAGAAATAAGAAACTATGTGTCATTTAACTTTTCGGCACAAAAAAGAGCGGTAACCGTTCAAGATTATGATTCGTTAATTAGAAACATGCCAGCTCAATTCGGGGCACCAGCAAAAGTATCTATCACAGAAAACGATAATAAAATTTTAATTCAAATATTATCATACGATACTTCAGGTAAATTAACTAACATTGTTTCAAACACGTTAAGACAGAATATTGCAAATTATTTATCAAACTATAGAATGATGAATGATTATATTTCTATATTCAGTGCGGAAGTAATTGATTTAAGTTTAGACATATCAATTGTTTTAGATTCGGCTCAGAATTCAGGACAAGTAATTTCAAGTGTTGTTGATAAAATATCGGCATACTTCAATCCACAAACAAGACAATTAGGTCAAAATGTTTACCTATCTGAGGTTAGAAGTTTAATCCAAAATACAAACGGAGTATTAACAGTTGCGGGTATAGACGTATTCAATGAAGTTGGGGGGCAGTATTCTTCAGCAGAAACTTCTATGACTTATGCAAATGAAGAGACAAAATTAATATTACCTGTTGATGATACAATTTTTGCACAACCATCACAAGTTTATCAAATTAGATACCCAAATAAGGATATTAGAATTTCAGTTAAAAACTTCCAATCAGTAACTTTTTCATAACAAGTTTATTTTATCTTTATTTAGTTTATTATTTAGTTGTGTGGACTCTTTAAAAATTCCACATAAACTATTTATAAATTAAAGTAACCTGATGGGTCAATCATATAGAATAAGAACAGAGTTAGGAATTAATAAAACAATTAACATTCAACTTGACCAAGAGTTTGAATTTTTAGAGATTTTATCTTTAAAACTCCAACAAGAAGATGTCTACGTAAAAAGTTGTGCGGAATATGGTGTTGTTGTTGGTAGAGTAACCGCAAATAATGGATTTGGTTTACCTAACGCCAGGGTTTCAGTTTTTATTCCAATAGACTCTGTGGACGAGTCCAACCCAATAATTTCAAGTATATATCCGTATAAGTCTCCAAATGACAGGAATGAAGATGGTTATAGATATAACTTACTTCCATATGAACAATCTTATTCAACTCATGCCGCCACAGGTACGTTACCATCAAGATTAGATTCCCTAACAGGTAATACTGCAATTGAAATATATGACAAGTACTACAAATTTAGTGTAAAGACCAACGAAAGTGGTGATTACATGATAATGGGTGTACCACAAGGACAACAAACATTAGTAATGGATGTTGACTTGTCTGACATAGGTGAATTTTCATTGACACCACAAGATTTAATCAGAATGGGTCTTGCGACGGATGCTCAAGTTGCTGGTAATAGATTTAAAACATCAACTGATTTAAATTCATTACCACAAATTGTTAATATTGTTAAAAGTCTTGAAGTATCTCCACTTTGGGGTGACCCTGAATTATGTAGTATTGCAATCAACCGACTTGATTTTGATTTAAGAGACAACGCAAATATTAATATAGAACCAACATCAATTTTTATGGGTTCAATTTATTCTACTGCTGATAGTTTTAGGGTTAGACCACCAGTTAAAGTTTTGGGTTTTGAAATTGGTGGAAATAGACCAAAGGATAATATGGGAAATTTATGTTCTTTAAGTACAGGACCTGGTCAAATATTAGCCATTAGACAAACGGTTTACCAAGATTCAGATGGTAATCCCACATTAGAACAATATCAATTAGAACAGGCGGGTAATATTATAGATGGTAATGGTACTTGGTTAACTGAACTACCAATGAATTTGGATTATTACATAACAAATGAATTTGGTGATAAAGTAATATCAAATGACCCAACTATTGGTATTCCAACTAAAGCCAAATATAGATTTAAAATTAAGTGGCAACAACCACAATCATTAAGTGAACAGGTACGAAGACCATATTATTTGGTACCAAATATTAAAGAGTATGGGTGGTTTAGTACAAGTGTAGACCCATCTCCAACAGAATATACGACACTTAGTGATAACCAAAAAAAACAACAAAGTTCATATTATTTTGGTCTTGCATGGAGTGGATACACCGACGGTTTTACAAATCCAACTCAAAAATTAAATAGATTAAATGAAATTATTGATTGTGATGACACTTTCTATGAGTTTCAGTTTAATAGAGTTTATACTGTTTCAGGATTAATTGATGAATTTAAAAATGGCGGTAGAGGTAGGTTTATTGGTATTAAAGAAATTGATAGTCAAGATTGTGATAGTACCGTTAATAAATTTCCTGTTAACGACGGATTTAGAAACTTTGATTTACTATATTTTATATTTGCAATACTTTTCCAAATTCTTCAAGTTTTTGGAATTCCGTTACTATTGGTATATCATATTGCTGGATTTATTTGGACTTATGTTGTCCCTACTTTACTTACAGCGTTAATTGCTCTTTTATTAGTTTTGACTTACCAAGACGCTTTATCGGCATTTGTATCTGCACCTGCTTGGGGTTTAGTTGTCCCGTTTGCCCTTAAAGCTGCCGCAGAACTTCTTGCAGCTACATTATTGGGTGTAATACTTAGTAAGATTATAGGAACTAGAATCCCAACAATTAGTTTACCTATGATTACCTATCCTGATTGTCAGGCGTGTGAATGTAACAATTCAAATCAAGCATCTGGAGGTGGTGATGCGCCAGTACCAAGTCCTGGGTTATTAAGTCAATTATCTAACCCTATAAATTACTATAATTCAATATATGAGGATTATCTTGCTAGCGGCGAATCCGAGGATAATGCACAACTTAATGGATTAATGATAAGCCAATCAATTGGTGGTACATCAAGTTCACCAAGAAACCCGCAAATTTTTAAATCAACTCAATCTGGTAAATTTAACATTAATACCCGAGACTTTTATACTTTAGGTATAACGTTACCTCCAGGTGAAAGAATTAATGTGTACAACACTAGAAAAAAATTCTTTGATGGTGTTAATAAAATAAAAACAACTTTTAATTATCCAAGTAACGGTTCCCGTTATCATTTTGATAATACATTGACTGTTCTTGCCACTCAAGACGTTGAAGTTGGAACACTTTTGAGTTTTGTTAATCCATCAAAATCTACTGATAAAAATTATTTGTGGTCAGGATTAACAAAGGTAGGTGGAGTTCAAGTGAATGGTATTAACGGTATTATTAAAAATAATGCATTTACCGCGACAGTAAAATATGCGACATCACAAATATCGGATACAGTTACAACTTATGATATACCAAGTGGTAATTCACAATGTTTTTTAAGTGTTACATTGGATATTGATAGCGTTGGTTCTATTATTTTTTCAGATTGTTCTGGAGTTAAGCATTTCAGTGCGGCGACAACAACTGGACTTTATACTATCTCAAGTGAATACGGTGTTGATATTAGCACAATAACAGGTGTTGCAACTTGGACGGGTATTACATATGGTCAAGCGACCCAAAGATACATATATCCATCTGATATTGAATATTATCAGGTGTTAACTGCGATAACAATCACATCAACGGTTGTTGCGGGAAAAACTGTTTATTCCATACCTAATCTTGGTACAACAGGACCAAGTTTTTGGTCTACATTAAATGCTAACAATCAATATTATCTTCTTCAAGACAAAGGTGGTGGAGAGTGGTTTTTTTCATATAATGGTGTGGGTGACAATCTTCCCGCACCAACAGGAACCAATATTGGTAGTTACCCAACATCATCTTTCGCAGACTTTGTAGAACAAAAAGTATTAATTTTACAAAGAGGTGTAGACCCTTATTCACCACTGTTACCAAATAGATATGGTATAGGTAAAATACTTGGTCATTCAAGTGAAGATGCTGTTGTAATTACAGGTATGACAAGAATGAACATACCAATTCAAAAAATGTCTGCTACTTCACCAACATCAGTTCAACAACATAATAGTCAAAATAATATCTATTCTTCGTCTTATTTTTATACACCAGGTATTCCAAGTTCACCTTTATTTCCAACTGCGTCATCAACACCAGGTCTTGCATTTTCATCATATACAACAAGTAATGTTGGATATTATGGTGCGTTGGATTCCCAATTTCGTTATACTCCTTATGTTGTTAAGTCAAATGGTAAGACATATGGGGCATTCCCTTATCCTCCACGAGTTGTTGTGCAGGGTCAAACAGTATACTATTCGCCATTCCCATCTGGACCTGGCGTTACTACGGCGTATCCAAATAAATTCCGTAACACAACAGCAACATCTTCAAATACTTTATATGATTTTGCTGAAGATTTATCAGGAGGTGCTCATATGTTTGGTAATTTATTCTCAGGAGGTCTGCCTGTTCAAAGAAAAGGTAGGCCAAGTAAAGGATATTTCTTGGAACCCGACACCCCATTTAATTTGTACTATAGTCCAATATTGTATCCATACATGACAGGTACAACCCAACTTAATATTACTGGTTCATCAAACAATATTATGAGAACTGATAGATTACCATCGTCAGATTTTATTGATAATGATGGTAATTTAAATGGTAGTGTAAGTTTATTACAACAAAATTTAGGATTTGCGGTATATTCTGTTGACGGTACTCTTGCTTCCAATTCCACATCGTTCTCAACTGGTGCACAACAACCAACGGCCGATATTGCAGGTCAACTAGCTTCGGAAAACGTTTTAACAACTTTAAATACTTGTGAAAATATGGTGGGTCTTACTTGTTATAGTGGTAATGGTACCAATTTTGGAGTTGAGTTAGGATGTAATTCAAATGATTCGGTTGAAAGTGGATGTTATGTTTTTGTTAGAAGAATTCTAATTGACTTATTTAAAGATTGGAAATCGTTTGCGGAATGGGGATACAGGTTTAGATTTTTTTACGGTTTATGTAGAGGAGTTTTATCACAATCTTTTGTAAATAATTGGGTTAACGGTTCTTTATATACATTCCCAATACAAGTTAATTCTTTTTTTAACACTAATAATGAACCAAACTATCCAGAGTTCCCAAGACCTATTGTTTATTATAACGGTGATAGTAATAATTTCTATTATAGAAGTTCGCCTTATCTATTGACGACATCATCAACAACCACAAAGTTTATTGGAAGTCCAACATCAGATTTAATATCGTCTGTTAATAAGCGAAATTTATTATTCCCAACAACAATCATTAATTTAGGTATTAAAGATGAATTTTACCAAGAAATAATTTTTGATGCTTCGGCTAAAGGATATATAATGAAAAGTTTACAATCAACAAGTTATTCTGACACATCTGATTTAGTTAATTTATTTGTTATTAGTAGAATAAGTGATAGTTCATTTTTAAGTCAAGTTTTGTCAGGATTAAACGCGAGTTTAAATAAGTTATTTTCTAGACCTCAATTAAGAATTGATGGTGACTTAGCTCAAAGTATGTCAATAAATTCTGAATATGGTGTGATACCTTTTTCACCTGAATTTTATGCGGTTAATGGTGTATCAGATGACCCTGTTGTTATTATAACATCATCGTCAGGAGGACCAACTATGGGTATATTCTTTTCATCCACAACCGTTGATTTACAGAATAAAGATTTTTTAACACCTGGAATAATTGATTTTAGACCGTCAAACAATGTAAACGCAATTACATACGAATATGGTATTAAATCACAAACAACACCATTCTATCAATGGGGTTTAAGACAACCATCAACGCCATCAATATTTGGAAGTGATTTAAATAATTGGTTAACTGACCAGACTCCAACTAATTCTGGTATTGTAAAATACAAATATCAATCTTTAAGTAGACGAAGTGTTGGGATTCCAAGTTATTTTGTTGGAGCTAATACTGCTATAGGTGACATATATCAGAGAGGTTACAGTTATAGTGTGAATTCATCTGGTGGTTATTCAGCTAGCGTGGGAGGAATACAAACTCCTGAGAAATTTTTAGTTAGCGCTCCTTTTCATTTTTATTTTGGTTTAATTAAAGGTGAAACGGCATTAGATAAATTTAAAATAAAATATTCAGTAGGTGAGTAATTACACTATCATACCAAGTAGTTTACAGTTTAAGTCGGCACCGTTTGTTGACCAGGAAATCTCATTGTCTTTAGAACAACAAAGTCAACAAATGACGGAGTATGATAGAAGTCAAAGTATTAGTCTTGCTCAATTATATGATAATGAAAGACAGTCATGTACAATCTTTAGACCAACATTTAAAATAAATTATTTGTATGACAACACTTATGTTGGTACAACTGATTATACGCCTTTTATAAATAAACTATATTATGTTGAACCTGAAAAATCTACGGTTACTAATATTTGGAAAGGATATCCTCAGTATTATGAATTTGATTTTTATAGACCTGACATTAGCGACCAACATGTTAGATATGTTTCAAAAAGTGCATATACATACAATTGGACTTATTATATAAGTTATGCCCATAATAACAATTATGATAAACAGTTATATTATAATATTGATGGTTTAAGTTCGTATTGGAAAGCTTCGGATGGAATACCATTTAATATTAATAATTCTGTTCAAAATGGTAGTAATGTCATTGCGTTTCAATGTGTATGTCCACACGGACTAACTGTTGGAGAATATGTTGAATTATCATTTAATTATGATAATATTACTTTATTTCAAGTCTTCTCATTAGGTAACGGTTTGTTTGGTAGTGATGAATACATTTTTAATATCTATAATGTTGGTTATACTGGAACAACATTTGCCAATAAAGTAAAAGGTACGTTTAAACGAGTAATAAATCCTGATACAATCTTAGAGACAAGGTCAAAATATTATGTAAGAGAACACAAAATTTTAACTAATGTTGATGAATGTATTATGACTAAAAATGCGTTTGAAAAAAATGTTTTTTCTGAACAAAAAAAGTTTGAATATAGTTCAATAACACCAAATCAAGTATCAAGAATATCTCAAAAAACAAGTAGTAACTCTTATAATATTACTGTTAGTCGTGATATTAATCTTCAAAATTTAATTGATAATCAAAAAAGACCTGTTAGCGAATTATTTTTAACAATAATTAACAAAGGTTATACAGGATATTTTAATCAACCAACAAATGGTGTGGGATTAAAACAAGGTTGGATATTTAATATTACTAAAAATTTAAATTCTTGGTGGGATGCTACCAACCCAAAATCAAATACAAATATACAAACATTATCATATACTAAAACTAGCGGTGCGGCAACAAAAACATTTTATTATAATCAAGATTTAATGTCGGGTGATACAATTGACGGTGATTTTTGTGAATGGAATGATTATGAACAATTAGAAAGAGTTATTTCACCTTATTTTCAAAAAATAAAATATAATCAAAATGTGTTTCAAACAACAGATGTTGCCGACCCAAACTCACCTGGGTTTTATTATCAACCACACACTTCAATGACAATTAGAGTTTTTTCTGATTATGTGGAAACTGGTGACATTCAGTTTGTTGATGGTATTCCTAGTTATGCATATTTTTCAAATTCAGACCAACAATTTAGATGGAGAGATTTATATGGTTATGGGTTTATTGATAATTTAAATAGAGGCGTTAATTATCCTTTTTTAAATTTTGCTCAATATCCATTTAAAGATTTTCAATTTAGATTAATTCCTGACGGAATAAACTACAACTCCGCATTACTTGGAGTTCCGTTCCCAATTAAACCTTTGATAGATGGATGTGAATAAAATACAAATAAGACAAGATGGATTAATTAACAAAGAGTTAGTTGTTCCAATTCAGTTAACATGGGACTATTTAGGTTTAGACCAAAGTATTGAAGAATATGAGGCAGATATAATTAATCAGGTTACTGGCACATATGGTGACTTTGAAGTTACAAGATTTGCTCACGCACCTATTGCGATTTCAGACCCATATTCGGACAACGCATTTGAACCAACCGATATTCAATACGAATTTAATTTTTATTCAGGTGGTACTTTAGACGATTCCGCAAATTGGAGAAACAATTACATATCTGAAGGTTTTACGCCTAACGAAATTTACTATTACACAAATAACTTTTCAAATTCATTTTTCAAATTAGACTTATACGACAATGTTGATGAAAAAAGACAAACAAATTATATAACCATAATTATAC